ACAGTATTAATTGCTGATAACATCATTACACTCAATGCAGCTGTCAATCAAGCATCACAACCAACAGTAAATGCTGGTATTGAAATTGATAGAGGTGCCCAACCAAATGCTTCATTCTTGTGGATTGAAACATCTGGTAAATGGGCAGCCAATGATGGCAATACACAATACTTTGTTGCATCCGATTCTGCTGAAAGTTACGCTAACTCAGCATTTGTTGCCGCCAATTCTGCCGGTGTATATGCTAACTCTGCATATGTTCAGGCCAACACACCAAGTTATACCGCAAACTCAGCGGCCTCTTACGCTAACTCAGCATTCGCTGCAGCAAATACCGCTGACAGCAAGGCCGTAACCGCAGGCAATTACGCTAATTCCGCTTTTGCAGCTGCTAATACAGCAGATAGTAAAGCAGTAACAGCGGGTTCATACGCTAACTCTGCTTTCAATGCAGCTAACACGGCCGATAGTAAAGCTGTTTCAGCTGGTTCTTACGCTAATTCTGCTTTTGTTGCAGCTAACTCTGCTGGTGTATATGCGAATAGTGCATACAATCAAGCAAATACCGCAACAACAGATGCCGCTACGGCAGATGCTAAGGCTGTAACTGCCGGTTCATACGCTAATTCTGCTTTCTTGGTAGCCAACACTCCAAGTCATGTAGCAAACTCAGCCGCTAGTTACGCCAATTCTGCTTTCATTAGAGCCAATAATAGTATTAATGCAAACACTGGTGGTGCAATTACTGGCAATTTAAGTATTACCGGCACATTAGATGTAACAGGTAATGTAACAACCTCAAATTATTTTATTGGTGATGGTAGTAAACTTACCGGTCTTGCTCCTACACAACAAATTTATTCTCTCGCTAATACCGCCTCTGGTGTTAGTGATTACATGGTTCTAAAATCATTAGCTGCTTATTCAGTAGGTACACAGAACACCACAACAAAAACAGTTACTACAACACCAACAATTCTAACATCTTTTGTATCTGATGTTGGATTTCCAAATATTACCAGTATTCCATCTGGCGATATTATAGTAGAATTTGATACACAAAAAGCATCTGGTGTTGGAGGGTATTACTGTTATGCCGAAATTTATAAGAGAACGGTTGGCGGAACTGAAACACTCATAGCAACAACTGGAAATTCTTCTAGTTCTACTCTGAATAGTCAAATTCAACAAAGAGTAAATGTATATGTTTCTACGCCAATTGTATTGGATGTATCAGATAGAATTGTAGTAAAAATATATGCAGTAATGCTTACTACTTCAGCTAGTATTAGCATATATTTTGATGGTGCAGCTGATGGTGCTTTTACACTTCCTACTTTACCGGCATCAACTTTAAATTTTGTACCTTACATTAATGCTACAGCAAATGTTCAGTTAAATTCGTATAGTTTAATAGCACAAACCGTTTCTGCTAACTCTGTTGTTGTATTGGGTAGAAATTTAGATGCGTATGCTAATGCAGCCTTCTTACAGGCAAATACTCCAAGTCATGTTGCTAATTCGGCATCTAGTTACGCCAACTCTGCTTTCATACAGGCTAATTCAGTATTCACATTAGCTAACGGAACATCAATTGCTGCTAATACTCCAAGTTATACCGCAAATTCAGCTGCTTCTTACGCCAATTCAGCATTTATACACGCCAATGCAGCCTTCAACGCAGCCAACACTTCTGGCGGTGTAACAATCGGTGATGTGTTAGCACTCTCCATAGCACTAGGATAAATAAAATACCATGGCAAAACCTGTATCCAGAACACAATTTAAAAACTATTGCTTACGCCGTCTTGGCTGGCCAGTTCTACAAATCAACTTAGACGATGACCAGATAGACGACCGCATTGATGATGCTTTGCAATTTTTCAATGATTACCATTTTGATGGTGTTGAAAAAATGTATATGAAACATCAAATTACTCAGGCTGACATTGATAGAAAATGGATTTATTGTCCAGATACCGTGTCGTTTGTAACAGGCATATTTCCATTTGATGATTCAAATTCATCAATCAATATGTTTGACTTGCGTTATCAGTTACGCTTACATGACCTCTATGACTTTACTTCGGTATCGTATGTGTCGTATGAAATTACCATGCAACATATTCGGTCATTAAACCTATTATTTTCAGGCACACCACAATTCCGTTTCAATCGTAAAATGAATAAGATATTCCTTGATATCGATTGGACACAAGATTTATTGGTTGGCGATTATGTTATCGTTGAATGTTATCGTGCTTTAAGACCAGATACAACAACATTAACAGGTACAGTTACCACTACAACATCATCAGCCACCGTGACTGGAACAGGCACAGTATTTGACCAAGAAATTTTAGAAAATGATATGATTAATATTGCTGGTCAAGAAGTGCAAGTAAGCAAAATTCTTTCACCAACTATACTTACTTTAGTTAATCCTGTAGCTACAAATGTAACAAACGGCACAGTAACAGTAACAGGCAGTTCTGATGTTTGGGACGACCGCTTTCTGAAAAAGTATGCTACTGCTCTATTGAAGCAACAATGGGGAACAAACCTTAAAAAGTTTGGTGGCATTATGATGCCTGGTGGCGTAACACTCAATGGTAAAGAAATTTGGGACGAAGCCACAGAAGAACTCAGTAAAATAGAAGAAGATATATTCCAGTTTAACAGCTTGCCAAGTGAGATAGTAACGGGTTAAAATGAATGGCAACCAACAACTACTTTAATAATTATCCAACAAGCCAGATAACTTCTGAGCAATTGCTCGTAGAAGATTTGGTTATTGAAGCCATGCAAATCTATGGCATGGATGTTTATTATCTTCCAAGAAGCACCCGAGACCAAGTAGATTATCTATTTGGTGAAGATACACTCAAGCAATATGTTAACGCATATCCAATTGAAATGTATTTGGAAAATGTTATGGGTATGGAAGGCGAACAGGACTTTATCTCTAAGTTTGGTTTAGAAATTCGAGACGAAGTAAGAATGTTGGTTTCTCGCCGTAGATTTGCGGCTACAATCAATCAAATCAGACCAAATGAAGGTGATTTGGTTTATATTCCATTAGTTAAAAACTTTTTTGAAATTACATTCGTTGAACATGAAAACGACCAGGCGATGTTCTATACATTAGGTCGTGGCCGTGGTGGTAATGTTTATGTTTATGGTTTGAAGATGAAACAGTATGTATTTTCAAATGAAGTTGTGCAAGTTGGTATTCCAGAGATTGACGAACAAATTCGCAACTACTATCCAAGAACCACAATTTCTCTTACATCTGGTACCGGCAAGTTTGTTGAAGATGAAATCGTTTATCAAGGTGCTAATTTGGCATACGCAACGGCACAAGGTTTGGTCTATGATTTCACACCAAATTCTGCAATAAGCGTTTACAGAACAAAAGGCACCTTTGCTGCTGGTCAAGTTAAAGGCAACACAAGTGGTGCAATCTGGTCGTCTAATGCTGGCGATGATTTAACACCATACAATACCGCATTTGAAGATATTATTGATAACAAGAGAATTGAAACCGAAGGTGATTCTATTATTGATTTCACCGAAACAAATCCATTTGGTGAACCATAATGCTAGGTCAAGCACAATATTATAATCGTTCAATTCGTAAAATAGTAGTGGCTTTTGGCACACTATTTAATGACATTCAACTTCAAAGATACTCTAAAGATGGCGCTACAAAATACGAACTCTTTAAAGTGCCTTTGTCATATGGCCCAAAAGAAAGATTTTTAACACAAATTACTTCTGACCCAACACTAACAAAATCAGTTAATGTTGTTGTGCCTCGTATTTCATTTGAACTTACAGGCATGTCATATGACCCAAGCCGTAAACAACAATCTCTTTTACAAAATTTTGCCAAAAGTGCTGATGGTGGTTTGAATACACAATACGCACCTGTGCCATATGACTTTAGTTTTTCAATGTCAATCTATGTAAGAAATACGGAAGACGGCACACAAATTGTAGAACAAATTATACCATTCTTTAAACCTGATTTTACTGTATCAGTTGACATGATTCCTGGCATGGACCAAAAGTATGACATGCCAATTATACTTAACTCTGTCAATACAACCATTGATTACGAAGGCGGTCTTAGTGACGGCACAACTCGTTTAATTCTTTGGGACTTAGAGTTTACAGTTAAGAGTTATTTGTGGCCTGCCGTCAAAGAAGATGTGAAAGGTCTTATCGGTGCTGCGTATGCAAATACAGCTGCACCAGGTAATGTATCATATGGATTTGCACAAACAAATATCTATATTGACCAACAAAATCGAGATGCACAAAAGGTCTATGTTGATTATGCCAATGGTAATAATTACTTTGTTACCGCAGAAACAATTCGTGTTGACCGACCAGACACAAATGAAATTACAGGCAAAGTAATTTATTTCAGTAACACATCCACAGGAACATTGATTGTAGGTGAGCTAAATACCTTGCTACAAGCGAATGATGTGGTTGTAGGAGATTATTCGGGTGCTGAATATACAGTTACCTCAGTAGATATCTCACCACTTAAAGCGGTATCAATTGTGTCCAGAGCTGTTCCGGCCAATACAGCTCCTGACGACAACTTTGGTTTCTCTGATACTATTACCGAATGGCCAAATACCTTGTTATGAAAAAATTAAATGAAAAACTATCTGAAGCATTAGAAATCGAACCAATTGAGTTAGTTCCTTCAAATGAAATCGTTGAAGTAAAAGACCCAATTGAAGATGATGCTGAATTTGCAAGACAGAATCTTCGTGACCTAATTGAAAAAGGTAACGAGGCGGCAGACCATATTATTGCGGTGGCCAAACAATCTGACCACCCAAGAGCATTTGAAGTTGTGGCTGGCATGTTAAAAAACTTGGCAGATATGAATAAAGATTTATTAGAGGTTCAGAAACGGAAGCAAGACCTGCAACCAAAACAGATTGAACCAAAAGGAACAATCAATGTCGATAAAGCGGTTTTTGTTGGTTCTACTGCCGAATTAATTAAACAATTACGGGAAAATAAATAAAATACTATGGATACATTACAAGAAATAATGAAAAAGATTTTGGCAGATACTTTTGCCATGTATCTTAAAGCTCACAACTATCATTGGAATGTGGAAGGTATAAACTTTCCACAATACCACGAATTTTTTGGCAATCTGTATGAAGAATTGCATGGTGCTGTTGACCCTATTGCAGAAGAAATTCGTTCATTAGACACTTACGCACCAGGTTCTTTTACTCGCTTCATGGAACTTACAGAGATTGAAGATGAAGTAACTGTGCCAGCTGGCGTTGAAATGGCTCGCCGTTTAATGACCGACAACGAAAGAGTTTTGGCAACATTAAACATGGCATTTAAACTTGCAGATACAATGGACAAACAAGGTCTTGCTGACTTTTTAGCAGGTCGAATTGATGTTCACAACAAACACGGATGGATGCTTCGTAGCATTACAAAATGAGTGATGGTTACCTTGGTAATGAACGCCTAAAAAGAGTTGGTGTTGAACTTTCTTTTACTGAAGAGCAGTTAACAGAAATAGTCAAATGCACCGATGACCCGGTGTATTTCATTAAAAAATATGTAAAGATTGTCAATGTGGACTTAGGTTTAGTCCCATTTGACATGTGGTCTTTCCAAGAGGAAATGGTTCGGGATTTTCATGCGAATCGTTTCTCTATATGTAAAATGCCTCGACAGGTTGGTAAAACAACTACAACAGTTGGTTATATGTTGTGGTCAGTTCTTTTTCAACCAGATTACACAGTAGGTATTCTTGCAAACAAAGGCTCACTTGCTCGTGAGATTCTTGGTCGTATTCAGAAGGCTTATGAATATCTTCCAATTTGGTTGCAACAAGGCATCTTAGTTTGGAATAAAGGTAATATTGAACTCGAAAACGGTTCTAAGATTTATGCGTATGCAACATCCGCAGCCGGTGTTCGTGGTGGTACCTACAATTTAATTTTCTTAGACGAATTTGCTTTCGTGCCTCATAATATGGCACAAGAGTTTTTTACCTCAACATATCCTGTGATATCTTCTGGTAAAACATCTAAAGTTATTATTGTTTCTACACCAAATGGTCTCAATCTGTTCTATAAGATGTGGACGGATGCCATTGAAAAACGCAGCCTCTATAAACCAATTGAAGTTCATTGGTCTATGGTACCAGGCCGTGATGAGAAATGGAAAGAAGAAACAATACGAAACACTTCAGAAGAACAGTTTCGACAAGAGTTTGAAACAGAATTTATTGGTTCTTCTGCAACACTTATTTCTGGTTCTAAATTGCGGTCACTGGCATTCCATGACCCTGTGGCACAAGAAGATGATTGCCATTTAGACATATATGAATATCCAAAAGAAGGCAGATTGTATATTGCCACGGTGGACTGCTCAGAGGGAGTTGGTTTAGATTATCATACTATCAATATGATTGATGTTACTCAGACCCCTTATAGGCAGGTCGCTAAATACAGGAACAATAAATTGCCATTATTGTTCTTTCCAACAGTTGTTTATAGCATCTGTAAAAGATACAATGAGGCGTTTGCATTAATTGAAACAAACAATGTTGGCCAACAAGTGGTCGACATTTTACACTATGACTTGGAGTATGAAAATGTTTATAAAATTGACCATCATCACATCAAAGGCCAAACTATTTCAGGTGGTTTTAAACGGCAATCAAACTTTGGTATCAAAACCACAAAAACAGTTAAGAAAATTGGTTGTGCTAACTTAAAGACGCTAGTAGAATCAGACAAACTAATCGTTAATGACTTTGATACGATTGCTGAAATGAACACTTTTGTTCGTGTTCGTGACAGCTACGCAACTGAAGAAGGTAATAATGATGACTTAGTGATGGGTTTAGTATTGTTCGGATGGTTAACTGCACAATCTTATTTTAAAGATTCTACAAACATTGACATACGAAAAGTATTGTTACAAGAAAACAACATGTATGCCGAAGAGGATTTGGCACCTGTTGGCATTATTGATGACGGCCGGAAAGAAGAAATCACAGTAGATTCTGGCGATGTGTGGACAGAAAAAGGGTACCTGTCCTCAACTTTGTAAAAAACTAAATAGACAATAAAAAGAAATTGACCCGATAACAAAAGGAGAAATCCATGGCATTTCAACTATCCGCTGGGGTAAATGTATCAGAAATCGACCTGACCACAGTTGTCCCTTCAGTCGCCACTTCAATTGGCGCTTTTGCCGGACCGTTTGCCTGGGGGCCTGCGAATACTATCGTTACCATCTCTGACGAGGTTCGCCTCGCTGGAACATTTGGTAATCCAAATAGTGATAATTATGAATACTGGTTCTCAGCCGCTAACTTCCTAGCATACTCTAATAATCTAAAGGTGGTTCGTGCAATTAGTGTTGCACAATCCCGCAACGCTACCTCTAACACCAATGGTGCGGTGTTAATCACTAATGAAGATGCATATGAATCTAGTTTCTCATCAGGTTCTGCTAACTCTTATGGTGTATTTGCCGCTCGCTATGCTGGTGCTTTAGGTAACTCGCTTAAAGTTTCTATGGCAGATGCTAACTCATATTCTGGTTGGGCATATGCTTCACAGTTTGATTCTGCACCAGGTACCTCTACATACACTTCTAACCAAGGCGGTTTGCGTGATGAAATGCACATTATCGTTATTGACGAAGATGGTAAGTTTACAGGTACACAAGGCACAGTCCTAGAAAAATATCAGTTCGTATCTAAGGCATCTGACGCTAAGACAGATTCAGGTGATACAAACTACTATAAGAATGTCCTTGCACAACAATCACAGTATATTTACTGGATGGACCATCCATATGCAAACGGTGCTAGCAATTGGGGAATTTCTGCTACAGGAACAACCTTTGCTAACTTAACATCTAATGTTACCGTATCAATGACAGGTGGTGCTGATGGAACAGTTTCAACTGCCAATGTGGTAGTTGCTTATGACTTTTATGACAATGCTGAATCAGTAGATATCTCTTTAGTTGTTTCTGGCCCAGCAAACCAAACTCTTGCTGACAGCTTAATTTCAATGGCAGGTTCACGCAAAGATTGCCTAGTGTTCTTGTCACCAGAGAAAGCCGATGTTGTAAATAATCCAGGCTCTGAAGTTACTGACACAGTAGCATATCGCAACACATTGACAACTTCTTCATATGCTGTTTTAGATAGCAACTGGAAGTATCAATACGACAAATACAACGATGTATACCGCTGGGTACCATGTAACGGTGATGTTGCTGGTCTCTGCGCTCGCACAGACCTCGAGCGTGACCCATGGTATTCACCAGGTGGTATGAATCGTGGTGTATTAAAGAATGTCATTAAGTTGGCATATAACCCAACCAAAACAAATCGTGATGATTTGTATGTAAAAGGCATCAACCCAATCGTTTCATTCCCAGGCGAAGGCACAATCCTTTATGGCGATAAGACAATGTTGAGCAAACCATCTGCGTTTGACCGCATCAATGTTCGCCGTCTATTCATTGTGCTTGAGAAAGCAATTAGTCGTGCAGCTAGATTCTCATTGTTTGAATTCAATGACCAATTTACCCGTGCTCAGTTCGTTGCTCTCGTAGAACCATTCTTGCGTGATGTGCAAGGTCGCCGTGGTATTACTGACTTCCGTGTTGTTTGTGATGATACAAATAATACACCAGAAGTTATTGACCGTAACGAATTTGTTGGTGACATTTATATTAAACCTGCTCGTTCAATCAACTTTATTCAACTTAACTTTGTTGCAGTTCGCACAGGCGTTTCGTTTGATGAAGTTGTAGGACAGTTCTAAATAGAGAAACGGGAGAAAATTAAATGGCATTTAATGTAAACGAATTTAGAAGTCAGATGATTGGGGACGGAGCCCGTCCAAATCTATTTGAAGTTTCTATGCCGTTTCCTGCGTTCTCTGTACCAGGAAATGCACAAACAAAACTAACTTATATGTGTAAGACAGCACAATTGCCAGGCGCTACGCTTGGTGTTGTGCCTGTGCAATACTTTGGTCGTGAGCTTAAATTTGTTGGTAACAGAACATTTGCTGACTGGACAATCACAGTTATTAACGATGAAGATTTCGTAATTCGCAATGCCTTTGAGCGTTGGATGAACGGTATCAATTCACATAATTTGAATGTCCGTAATCCAGCTGCATTGTCACCACTTGGTTACACAGTTGACGGCGATGTTACACAGTTTGGTAAGAATGGCAACTCATTGAAGAAATACAAATTTGTTGGACTCTTTCCAAGCGATGTTACTCCAATTGATGTTGATTGGGGTTCAAATGATACCATTGAGGAGTTCTCAGTTACTCTCACCTATCAATGGTGGGAATCAGTAGAAACTGGTGTAGTGTAAAGAGAAAGGCTTTGGCCTTTCTCATATTTTTAGGATGATTTTTTATGGCTATTAAGCTCTTCGGCTTTACCCTAGGTTCGAAAGATGTTGTTCAGGTTCAATCGCCTGAGCAACCTTCTTTCGCACTTCCAACTCCTGCACTTGATGACGGTGCAGTTACTATTACTCAAAATGCTTATTATGGCACCTATGTTGACTTAGAAGGTGCAGTTCGTAATGAGTTAGAGTTAATTACCCGCTATCGTGAAATGTCTAACCATCCAGAGTTAGAGATGGCAATTGATGATATTGTCAATGAGGCTATTACACACGATGATTCAGGTAAAACAGTTAACATTGTTTTAGATAAATTAAAACAGCCTGAAACAGTAAAGAAAAAGATTATTGAGGAGTTTGAAACTATCCTCAAAATGCTTAACTTTGGTAATCTTGCAGATGACCTTTTCAAAAGATGGTATATCGATGGTCGCATTTATTACCATGTAGTTGTAGATGATAAGCGTCCACAAGAAGGCATTAAAGAGTTGCGTTATATTGACCCACGCAAGATTCGTAAAGTGCGTGAAGTTAAAAAAGAAC